TAGCAGAATCACTTGCTTTTGCTAAACTCAATATATGTTCTACAGCATCATTTCCAGTAGCAACTAAATTATATAAATTATTTCTAACAGTAGAATAATCAACATCAACACTCATTTCTATGGGTGCATTTTCTTCTACCTTTACTGGTACATCAGAAACAAACTCCGCATCTAATGCTTCATTTATTTTTGTAAAATGTTTTTCCATGTCATTCATAAATGAAGTCTCCAATAGTAAAGTCTAAAGTATTTCCAGTTATTCCACCAGAATAAAGAACATTATTTGTATCTCCTAAAATATTTCCAAAATTCAATTGAGCAGTAGAAATAGGAACATTTTCTCTTATTGGAGCATACACTCTAGTTTTACAAGTAAAATTAAAACTAGAAGCTATTATTCTTCTGTCTAACATATTTCCCTCGTAAGTTTCTTGAATTGCAACATTACTTAAGGAAATTGGAACATTTAAATCCATATCCATTTTATTTAAATTTAAACTAACTATAAATTCTGGAGAAAAATATGGAATAATTTGTTCTATTATCTGCAAATTATCTTCCATTGTTCTTGTATATGCATATAAACTGAACGATATATTATAAGGAACTTCCTGGTACATCACATAAGTAGGTTCTCCTGCAGTATTTTTTGTTTTTAGATTCATCTTATTTAAATGTCTGATTGGATCGTAATTTATTGATGCGATCTCAAATGACATTCTTGGTAAAGTAATTTGAACCTTTGTTTTATCCGTTATTCCACTTGGTTCTTCTAATCTTCGTAAGAACTTTTCTTTTGATCCATATGTTATAGGAACTTGAATTTTTCTATCCTCAGAACCGTCCTCTTTTTCTCTTACAACATATATTTCATTGAACAATGCACCGAATGCAACGGTTAATTTTCTAATAGATTCATTATAGAAATGACCAAACATCAGTAGTTACCCTCCGAAAATGGATCCGTTTGATCAAAATTAAATAAATCTAATCTTTCTTTCTCTTCTTCCAGCTGTACTCCATCAAGAGCTGATTTATCAGTCACTGGATTATGTTGATAATTAATATTTAAGTTTCCATAAGAAGTTATTTCACCAACAGCTCCACTGCTTACTCCGTAAATATATTCACCTGCTTCTATATTAAAACTACCAACTTGATTTCCTATGATTAAGAAATTATTTTCTGGTTTCCACTTATAGACTGTAGCGATTCCATCAGAATTTGAAATCACAGGTGCAGTTGGTCCAGCTGCTCCATTTCCGATAATATGAAAAACTGTTTCTCCGAGAATATAATTTGTCGGAGTGCTCATATAAAGTTCAAATGCAGATTCGATATAATCACTTTCTATATCATCAATAAAGCTTTGATCCGTATCAAAGTCTTCATTTGAATAAGTAAAGGTTTCACATGTAAGTACATATGAATATAATTTACCTAATGGATAAAATGGATTTTCATGTTCAACAAAGTTTATCTCAAATATGGTATCACTATCGGGAAAATAAATTAAATCTCCTTCTCGTGGGCGATTTATTTCTGGTTCTACTCTAGAAACAAGTTCTTGAAATTCTTTTTTAGATAAAACCAGTTCTATTCTATCCTTTAGATCTATACCAAATTTTGTGATTAAATCACCTTGTCCTTCAAACCCAGAAACACTATTTACATAGGCAACAATAGAATATGATCCTTTAAATCGAGTAACTTCAGATTCACCAAACAAATAATCTTTGTTAAGATTTTGTCTAGGTAAATAATAAACCCTCCTACCCATAGCATTTATAGTTTCCTTAGTAATGCTTTCGATTAGGTTCTGTTCACTACTGTTGTCTAAAAAATAAGGATTCTTAGCCATAGATTATCCTGTCATGAAATCAACAGGAAGCTCATATTGAGAATAAACTTTCTGTTCAATCATTTCTATTTCTCTTTGGGCTTCTGCCATTATCTGACCACCACGGAGAACAACTCCACCTGGCATTGGCACGCCATCGAATTTAGAAAGATTAGATCCCCATTGTCTCTTTATGAGGGCAGTAACATATTCTTTCAGTAAACGATCATTAAATATTTTAGTATAAGTTTCTGGATTCAATGCTGCATAAGATTCAATGACTATGTATTCTCCAATAGCTATTTCCTGCCAATTCATGTCAATATGAATTTTGTTTGTAACTTTTGAAAATCTTACGGCTTTTTCTGGCTGAAAGAAATCTTCAATTAAATTAATATATCTTTTGGTTGAATCGTACGATGCCAATCCTTGGGACACTGCAGCATTCAACCCACGATTGATACCAAAATAGTCAGATAAAGCTAATTGATATCTAATGTCAAACATGTTTATGTTTGAGAATTGTCCGAATTGAAAAACTTTTATTACCGATAGGATATCAGATCCAGACGGTCCATCTCCTGATGGACCATTCACTGGACCGATATCGTTAGTACTAATGTATTGTTGATCTACATCCTCTTGGGTTATTTGATGGGCAAAAAATACTCTTTCTACACCATCAAAGTGTCTTTCCCTGAAGAAATCTAAAGCATCATCTAATCTATCTTCAGCCTGAGTCCAATCAACATTGATCTCTATTACTGGAGAGCCTAATCTCTTAAAGGCGTATTCTATTATACTTTCTCTTGAATTTGGAGTTGCCATAGATATCCCCCTCTTTATTTATAGCAACTTTAATTTCACTCATCTTCATTTTCTTCCTCGAAATCCCCATCCTTGGGGGGTTCATGATTTGTTATCTTAATTTTTACTACTTCTTCTTGGTCCATATTTTCAATATAATATCTTCTTGTTATTGGTTCAGTGGCTTCTTCCGGTTCACTTGGCGTATAAGTAGAAAACCCTGGCATATTTAATGGACAAGAAAGCAAAGGATAATCCAGTTTGCTATACTCATCTCCAGTTGCAAGAAGCCAGGTAGCCTTTCTATCTCCACAACCACAGCCACCACAAAAATATTTACCTTCTGTTTTACTCATTTTTAGATGCTCACATGGAGGAAGTTCGCCTCCAACATGTTCATTTCCAAAACAACTTAAAACCCTGAGTCTTTTTGTGTATGGTGTGGTTTTTTTGTTATTCAGTCCCCTTGACAGCATGGACTGAGTAAAACTTTTTGCCATTCCAAAACCTTTTTTGATATCCATAAATCACTCCAAAATATTTTTATGCATTATAATCAGAATCTGCTACAAAGTGAACAAAAATATCGTCAAAAATTACTGCGCCAGAATTAACATCAAAAATTATTCCTTTTTCATTTGATGTTGTAAGTAATGTTGCTTGTCCTGCAGAATGAAGTCTAATATTACCATTCCAACCGGATGTTCCGCTAGTTAACCTCATATCTAACCCAGCCGTTTTATTGAATCCATCAGTCACTACTCCACTAGATGGAGAATACAAAGTTAATGTGGGAGATGTTCTCATTTCAACTGGAAAATCATAATAATATTCATTATTTGGTGTAACTGAGAATCTAACTGAAGTAAAATCAGGTGCTCCTGTTAAACCAGCAAGCATTGTAGAATCGCCTGCAGACTTATCTAAGTCGTATGTACGTTGATAAAATCTTGAGCATTTGCGCCGCTCTTCTTGGATATCTGTTTTTTCTCTGAAAGGGGATGATTCTAATGTCTCCCCCTGAGTAGCAAAAACCCTGAAATTTGATAGGCTCAATGTAATTCCGCTTGGAACATCATTAATTTTAACTCCAATTCCAACATAACCATCAGAAGTAAAAGATGCAGTTGAACCACTTGGTGTGTGGTTAACAAAGAAAGAAGACCATGTGGTTGCTTCCACATAAACTTCATCTGCAAACTCTTCTATAGTATAAGTACTGCCATCTGGATTTCTTCTCATATAGATCTGTAGAGTGGCTCCAGTGGCTCCTGAGAGCTTCATATAACCATCTACATAAATTTGCTCACCTAAAAATCTATCGCCGCCCTCTATACGATTTTCTAAACCAACAAAGTCAGATGATGTCATTCCACTATGAACACTATTTACCGATGCATAATAAAGAGGGGATCCCATGACATCAGTTTGATCCACAGCAAAAGATTCTCTCACCACAGTTGAAGATGTTATTTTTATAGCAGTAGCGTTAAATCTCCATCTTGTCCATCTATCTGCAAAATGTTTATTTAGTTTACCTAGACTGAAATTAGTTCCTCTTTGCCATATATCAAAATTACCATTGATCAATTGGTTATTTGATACAAAGATAGGATCTGGGGTAGTTCCTGCAGGTCCAGTTGGACCTGGTGATCCAGTTACACCAAGAGATAATATAACAGCACCCGTTTGACCATTCACGGAAGTTACTAATGAAGTTGCAGAAGTTCCATCAGAAATATTAATAGATCCAGTGACAGCAAGATTTCCTGAAACCGTAACTCCAGGAATTGTTTCACTTAAACTAATAACTGCATCACCAGCATCAAATGAATTTCCAGTACTTCCAATTACTACCTCAATGCCATTTCCAGCGGAAACACCGTAAATGGACATTAGATTTAATTTTGCAATGACATCATCATTCTCTTTATTCACCCAATCGTAAAATGTGGTGTTTGCATCTAAATTTGTAATTTGGTAGTAATTATCTTCTACGCCCATTAATCTTTCCTTAGAATTTTTGTATTACTTGGGTAACAAAGGTTTTTGCTTTATCTGTATCAAATGTAACATTCGCATCACTTATATGTAGGACCTTTCCACTGAACTCTTTAGTTTGTGGTTTTGTTACTGAAGCTATTAAAAATATATTTTCACTTTTTCCGGTTTTTATTCTATCCCCAACTTCATATGTATTTTTATTTTTTACTTCTACTTCTGCTATTAAAGAACCACCTCCAGATAATCTTTCTGATACAACTTTACCTTTTTGGTATTTTGTTTTATTTTGGAGAGTTATGGGTGTTTTTACTGTAAAGTCGTCTAAAGTTGGAGCTGGACCAATTGAATAATTTGAAGTTGTTATTTTTACATTATTTGAGATTATTTTTGTTGCAGATTCAGAATTAAAAATTTTAACACCTGAATCATCGGTTATGTCTTCTACGAGACCAAAAGAATTAAATGATTTTTGTTCAATTACTTCTTCTACATCAGATGAATTCGCCACTAAAGTAATTAATGAGTATTTTGCCTGTAGTAAGTTTCTTATATCAAATGATTCATTAGAAGAAAATCCAATTGATATTGCATTATAAATTTTATTGATTGTTTCTGATGATTCTCTTGTCAGATAATTTGTTAAACTCAATAAAAGATCGAAATCAAAATATTCGGTGGTTCCTATATTTACTACTTCTATTCCTATTATTTTATATTTTCTATTTGAAACCGTAGTACTAGGAGAAGAAAGTACTTGGGTCATTAGACGTATTTTTGCTCCAGATCCTGCATCACTTAAAATTGGTATTTCTGGATTATTATAAGAAATATAAACATCAGATATTGATCTTGTATCAATTTTCTTATAAAGTAGCTTTCCTTTATATTGAGAAAGTTTTATATCTGGAACAGGAATCCATAAATTATTTGTTGATACAATCTTATTTTCTGCTGGTAATGTATAAAGGTACAAATACTCATAACCATCAGAATATTTTTGTATTCCAGAAGTATGGGTTGGTATGGTAGTGGCTATAGTCGTTTCATCTCCAGAGTTTGTATTGAATTTATTATTTCCTATCACAAGATAAACTCTATTCCCAGAAACAACATAATAATTATTTAAATTATCTGTATATGAATTCCAAGTTTGATATGCAGTTGATCCAAAA